GACGATGCGGTTCCCGTTGCATTGACCTCAACGTAAGTGTATCCGTCTTCGGTTCCCGTACCAATCACGGTGAACGTCAAACCAGCAGATTGCAAAACCCAGTTAGTCGGTAGCGTAGACGGAGCAGAAGCCCCGACCATTGTAGAGTTCCGTACTTGGTTAGTCCGCACCTTCTCAATAAGCCCATCGGTGCCGACTCGTGTGGCGGTGTCGTTAGATCTTGTAAAGGCTAACTGACCATTAGCATCCATTGGCTTTTGAGCAAACAATACGCTTGTCTTATAGCCGTTGGGCGATAAAAAAAGAGAACTATCATCGTAATAACTCATATCGTGGTTAGTTCAGCGAGTTGGGCGTTGGTTAAACGGGTTGTGAATAGTAGGGCTTGGTTGACTGGCCTACCAAATAAACTTCCACCTGCGCCACCAGAGCTTGATGATAAAGCGCTGCAAGCTGGAATCGATGCGGAAGTATCAACACCAATTTGCACCCCATTAACATAAAAAGCAACGTCATTAAGTTTATATGCTATTGCGCACTTTTGCTTTGTGTTTGGTGTTATGGTTGCACTAACTATTGAGGCTTGAGTGACGGCTGCCAATCGCACTTGGCCTATGACGTTATTGGCAGAACCTCTAAAAATGGCAATTCTATTTGTTGTTGTTCCGTCATTAATTGAGAAAGCATAATCAATAGAATCATTTGCACCACTTTCAAAGTCTAAAAACAAAGTACCCTCAGTCTGCCCTATTAAAGATGTAATGCCCGTCTGCTGCGCAAAATCCGCACCCCTTGTAACTGATGCCGCAAGCGTTGGTATGTACGAGGTGGCGTAGGAACCGACTTCAATTTGAAATCCGTATACCGCCACGTTGCCAACAAAGCCCGTAGCACTACCACGAAGCGCAATAGCCGTAACTCCAGTAGCCGCAGTAAATGTTTGCGTGTACCTTGCCCATTCTGTTGTAGGTGTAAAAAATGAGTTTGCATTACTGCCATCTACTACTGGCGCAAATCGCATAGTTCCAGCAGTTGTAGTGCTTAAAACTTTAACGTATGCACTGATAGTATATGTTCCAGCGCCAAGCGAAGACACTTGGACTATGCGTGAATTGCTATCTGTAATTATCATTGTATCGGCATTCTGATAGCCATCGGGGCTAATAGTTGTATTTGCCGTTACGGTTGTACTTGTTGCAACCCAAGCCGCATTGTTAAACTGCTCCGAGTATAGCGCAAGATTTGTCCGCTGCGGCTCCAGCAAAAGCTTAGGGCAAGTGCTATTTAGGTAGTCCAAACGGGGTACGTTAGCAACGGGCCCAACCGATACCGCTGCGGTAGTAGTAGGGATGTAGTCTGTTGCGATGTCGCTCGATTCAAGCTGGAAGTTTCCAATCTCAAGAACTGCGGTTGTAGCACCAGATACACCGCTACCAATTCTAATTGAAATACTTGTAGAGGTTGCAACACCTACAATATAAATAAGTCCAGTAGTAACAGAATCACTTCCAGTGGGCGAAGAAACCCCGTTTATATAAAAACTTGAAAGAGTAACCCCCGAGAAAAAACTAAAACTCTGATTTGCCAGTAGGCCGCCACTAACCGCTTGCACTTTATACGAGAAAGCATAAGCTTGCCCGATAGTTAATCCAGTAAATGTCCTTTCTAAAAAACTGCGTGTGGCACTTGTTGTAAATTTACAAAATGTCCCAACTGCAGAAGTGGTATTTGTAACTGGCTCAAATGTTCCCGTATTAAAGTTGGTATATCCCGTTGGGTTTGTATTAAGAGCAAGACCAACAAGATTTCCGTTTGGGTTTAAATTAGTCCGCACCTTTTCAATTAGGCCGTTTGAGGCCACACGGGTGGCGGTATCGTTGCTACGGGTGAAGGCTAAATCGCCAGAGCCGTCAATAGGCTTTACGCTATACGCCTTGCTTACCTTCGTACCGCTGGGAATAAATACCAAGCTTGCATCGTCAAAATAGCTCATCAATTCAAAATAAATAGTTGGTTAATCAAGCATTGCTGCGATTGGATTGTTGCTCCGTCTTCGGTCATTCGGTCAATGTAAGTATCAAAAATATCGTAGTATGTTTCCTCGCCACCATCTTGAAGCAACTGCACCAAGCAATTGTACCCCTCAAACGTACCTGCGTTATTAGTAACATACGTGACGTATTGATCCACAATCTCATTAGCGGGAGCGAAGCACGGAGGTGCTGACTTATTCTGTATAGACAGAGTAGTCTCATCCACTTGGCCAAACCAAGTAGAGCAGTACACAATGCCCCACGATATAGAATTACTCACTTTTTCTTGCTTAAAAATACCCGGAGCTTCTGGATGTTGCTCCTTTTGATTCCGTATCTATTCATAAATACCATCCGTGAAATGATTGGCCGTCCGTAGGGTACATCTCCCCGTTCTGGTTAGCATAGTATTCCGGGGTTAGGCTTCCGTAGAATGTCAAGTAATTGACTAAACGCCTCCCATAATGCTCTGCCGTATCTCGCTCCTTCTGGATCAAGTACTCCAGTTCGCTCTTGTCGATGCTCTCGCTATTCTCGCTCTGCTTCTTGAATACCCCCCCGTTGCTTACTTTATACGTCAAGAACGGAAGCAGCTCCACCATTGTGTAATGTACCAGTACATCCTGCACGTAGTCATTCATCAAGGTTAGGTAATTTCCCGTGAGGGTATTTGCCAGCACATCGTTCTTTAGTTTATCATACAGAGCCGTGCCCAGAAGAGCTTGGATATGTATGTCCTGTGAGGTCTTAATGTACTGTACCATCTGATCACGATCTACGTTACCGGATATAGCGGTACGCTTAACGATATCATCGGGTGAAACAAAGAGAGCGTATGCCATATTTAATAAACCCGATTGCTCGGATGTTGCGACTATTTGGGTATGCCTTTACTCTGAGCGTAAGCAGGAGTATAGCCTTGATAGTCCGAATCAATAGGTGCTATCGCTACCTCCTTCGGGTTCTTAGGGAGTTTGAATCCTTGACGTACCGCTTCGTTTACGTTAATGATAGTCGTGCCATTCAAAGTACCGCCTCCATAGATCTCGCCATCCTTTGTCAGTTTCTTGCGATATACCCTACGTTCCCAGCGATGGTAGCAGTTAGCCCCACCTTTATACAACCATACGCTGTACGAGGCTCCCTGCGCTTCTGCGCCCCCGTTAGAGCTCAGTTCCTTGATGTCCTCCATCCGGTACACTCTCTGAGCAGCGATAAGGCTACGGCATAGGGTTCTGCTTGGCCCGTTCGGGCTTGCACTTGTACCCTTCGCATAGAAGTAACGCACCTTGTACCTTTTAGAATCTTGCTCGCTCGGATCTTGTGCTACGAGTTCTATGCGTGAGTTGAGGTATGCCTCGACATCGTATTCCTCTTCCTCGCTATCGACTATCTCGGCATCGACCATTTCGTAGTCGCTAAGTAGTTCCTCTTCGCTCTCCCCTATGTCTTGAAGCTTCGCTACCAGTTCAGCAGCTAACTCCTCCCTGAGAAAAGGGAGGCCATCCCTTCCCCCCTTCTGCGACTTCATCTGCGTAATAACGGCAGAAGAGTTACCCACGAATAAAGCCTGAGCTACCTGTGGGTCGAATTGTAGCATCTGGACTAAGAACGTAATCGCTTGGTCTTGCGTAAGCACTCCCTCCGATACGGCTCTCATAATATCCAGAGAGCTTGCGATCTGCGCTCCGTTGTAGGATGCATCTTTTTTGATAAGATCCTCCGTTGCCTCGCTTACATCTGCAACCGGGGCACCTTCAATAACTACTTCATCGCCCACCTCTTTGACATCAGCGAACTCCGCAGGAGTCAATGTCCTAAAGTAAAGCTCAAGGCTTACTTTGTTATACGCCAGAATCATATCGATACCAGCAGCAATCTGCTCCTGCTTGGGTCGGATCACCGTGTTGTCGAGCAAGTTAAAAGCGTTCTTAATTTCATCGGCATTACTGCCCAATCCATTACCGCTATCCTTTACTCCAAAGAGCATAGGTGAGGTGATGCGGTGAGCCACCAGAATCTTGCTCGTACTCTCGCTGCTAAGGAACTCATACTGCAAATGGGCATCCGATAAAGTAACGGGCTCGATAGTCGCAGCCTTTTGGCTATCATCATTGAAAGCGAGGATGTACTTGCCTGCGTTATTGCTACCGCTCCACTTCGATTTAATGGCAGAGTCGATATTGTCCTGCTCTTCCTGTGGAGGGATGCCATTATTGAAGTTGATAATCATAGACGGAGCCATTCCGTTCTTGATATTGTTGATATGGTAGTTGGCAATTTCTTGCTCCATCTCTGCATATGGAAGCCCGCCCGTGTAACTGACGGGTGAATAATAATACGACCCGCTATGGTATGGGCGAATGTAAAGGATCTCTACCTTGTCGGATGCTGCTCCATATCCAAAAGCAGGGATGCGCTCCGCTTGGTTCTTATTTCGAACTTTACTCCAGTCATACGCCATATAGTATGCCTCGATCTCTCCCTCATCGTTGCACTTTTCTGCTCTTAACGTCTCGACCGGGATATGATATACCTCCGCTATCTTGCTCTTGTCAGCCGTATAGATAATCTGGAACGCTGCATTGCCAAGCATATAGAAGTCATTAACGACCCTCTTTAATTGTTCTGGCTGGATAAGCCTACGCAGCTCGATATACCCGGATGGGTTAGCATCAGAGTTAGAAGCATCGATTCCCTTGCCGTAGATAATATCCACGATCCCCGTAATAACTGCGTTATTCGTAGGGGAGCCATTAGCCATATCGATAAGGTAGTTGAAAAACTGATTGTCATCGCCATACTCCACCCAGCTCAAGCGAGGATTCTCGCTGATTTGTGGCGTGGTATAGGAGGCCAGATTGATTAGTCGGATATTATTCGCCATAGATCACGAAGTCATTGCTCATTGTGCGCTCAGTAGTCTGCAGCACAGGTTGATAGTTATCGATTGTACTGCCACTCGGCAGCATATAAATTTTGTCAATAGTCAAAACCTTCCCGGTTGATAGATTTGGGATTCCTCCGGTGATCTGTTGGTCTTCAATGCGTAAAATATAGGGTACCTCCGGATCAAGTGTTGTGCTATTATACGCAAATGTAAGCTCCCTTGTGTCCTTATCGAACGATGGGCTCGTGATCGTGAAGTTAATTACTACCCTTGTATCCTTATTGAGGAATTTAGCCTGCATCCTCCAAGTTGTTCCGTAGCTCGTAAGGGTATCATTGCCGTACTTCCAGTCCCGGATTGGCAAGGTGATATTCTGCGTGGTATTAAATGATAAGAAAATCATACCTAAATAACCCAAAGTCGCCACAAAGTGGGATATATCTCAACAAAAAAGGAGGCCGAAGCCTCCCCTTTATCTTTATCCATTGGATAATTTATGCTCCCAATACCAGTGTAGGCTTAGTTCCAGACAATCCAGCGAAGGGATCATTAGGTAACGCACCCTTTAGGAAGTTAGCAGGCACACGCTCTTGGCCTGTGAAGGTTACGTTGTATCCCGTTAGGTCAGCATACGCAGCACCCGTTACGATAGATCCACCCGTTACCTCTGCTCCGTGCTCCAATCCCATAAGGAAGGAATTGCCGTTGTTATCCTCAACCACGATAATAGGCCGTGCCCAAGCCAATAGCTTGATCTGCTTATGCGTTTCCGCATTTTGCGTTTTGAGAACAATGTTAAGCACCTGCTCAAAGAACGTGGTGCCGTTATCACGGCTTGAAGTGATTGCTTGCTCAAAGTTAGAAGTGCCTTTGAGGTCATATACATAAGCAGAAACTGCTGCAGTAGCAAGTTGCGAAATGACATCCGTGTTAGCGGTATCATAAGCGACATTGGCAATGTTAATTGAGTTGATGAAGTAAACTTTGTTCAGACCACCAACTTGGTCTTTGCACGGCTCTATGCGACCGAGGGTAAAATTACAAGGCATTTTTTTATTGAATTAAAAAAGGGGGCGAGGGCAATGCCCGGCCCCCCTTATTGTTTATTTATTAAACTAAGATTAAGCGTAGTAAACCACGTCTGCCCCGACACCTACTTGCACTCCTGCAGTAAACCTCATTACGAAACGTACGTTTTTGCTTCCATCGAGGTCTTGCATGTCCAAAACCTTCACTTCGTTGGTATCGTTCAAAAGACCGCAACCGAAGTATAGGTTTGACTTCTGAGCCAATACCATTTTCTTAGTGCCAAGCCCCGGAGCGTGGAATACACGAACTCCGTCAAAGAACAAGTCTTGACCAGCGAACCAAGTGGTACCCTTATTGTCAACACCATTTGAACCAAGGCCAGAGGCACCGAAACCACCAAGGGCACGTACATAGGCTTTGAAAATGCTCGTAGGAACGTATAGGTGAAGGTCATCCTTACCATATACTGCGTTTGGTGAGGCATCAAGAACACGACCCATCTCCGTAATGACGTTAGAAGAATCGATAGTGCCAGTGATAGCAGTTACATCGATAACGGTGGTATCAGCAGCGAGGAGAGCTTGGAATCCGTTGAACTCACCAGCACTTGCAGTTGCTCCAGTCCAGATCTTAGACTCAATCCACTCAGATACTTTAGCAGCGTTGTAGCCGATGAAGTAATCCACGAAGTTCGTAGGCATAGTATCGAATGCAGAGTAACCCATCTGGATGGCTTCCCAATCAGACTCAAAGTTAGTCTTACAAAGCTGAAGGTTTACCTGCAGGAACTCTGGCTGAAGGATAGCCTCGTTCAAAGTCAAAGTAGAGGTGTCTGTGAAGTCACAGGTCTGGTCTTTAACGATATCGTTCAAAGCAACCCTCTTAAGGACTTGCTTGAACTTGATGTTAGGGATTACCTCGATGCCTCCTTTGGCGATAGTATCACCAGATAAAAGGGCAGCAGAGATGTAACGTCCGGCAAATTCACCGGCATACGTTGTGGTCATTGAAGTAGTTGTGGCCATTTCGCTTTATTTATTTGAAAAGTTTATTAAACACTCGGTCTTGGGTATTAACAACACGCTCTGCACCGATGTGAAATTTCAGTTCGTGTTTTTTCTCTACGGGTGCAGCAACGATTGGCTTCTGAGCAGCCATTGTTACTTCAACCTCCTTGGGCTCTTCAATAGCGACCTCTTCAGCCATCTCTTGTTTTTTGCCCATCTCTTGTTTCATCATCTCGACCTCTTCCCGTAGGGCAGCGATCATCTCGGTGATGTCCTTCATAGTCATCTCTTTCGCTTCCTCGGCAGCAGCCTCGACTTCGACTTCGATTGTAGGCTCATCAGCCTTTAGCTCTTTGATAACGCCCTCTTCCTCGATAACGAGGATGCGACCATCTTCCAGCTTATGCTCACCAACGGGTGCAGCGATTTGCTCGCCATCCCCACCGATAAGGAATACATTTGCTCCAGCCTCAAATACTTCGGCCTCGACCTTAGTACCATCAACCAGCAGCATTGAGGCAAGCTCTACTCTTTCGGGAGTAAGAGCCAGCTCGATTTTCTTGAAAACATCTTGCAGATTCATAAGTAAATAATTGTTTTAGTTAAAATTGGGTATTTTACACCTGCCCTTTGCCACCGATAAACCCTATGCCTTGTGCTTGCATATCGTTCTTGTCGCAGCATTTGCGGGAGTAAGTCTTACCATCGGGGCATAAGCAAGCCCTATTGGAGTTCTGAGGTACTGGGGGCTTTGGCCCTTGGTTAAATCCTTTCATTATTTGTTTAGTTCTTTGAGTTTAGATTCTGCCCACCTCTTGCCAGCAAGCCCTCCCCATAGCAGAAACGATATCGTACCGCAGGCTTCGGGGTTTTTCTCATCGTAGTATTCCTCGGCTCTTGATAGGTAGGAGTACATCCGTGTGATTGTCTCTACCGATAGTGGCTTGCCTTGCGCTAACTGCTGCGCCCTTACTTTGCCCACCGGAGTAGCGCACTTATTGTTCACCTTATCATTGGCCTCAATACCACGCTTTGCGTTGTTCTTAACTGCATCCGGATAGTCAGCGTATGATTCCATCTCCAGCCTCTTGCCTCCAGACCTGCGTTTGTCGCTTTTTATGATAGCGTTTACTGATCCGAAGATATACTGCTCTGCGATATGCTCTGCCTCTGCCATCTCTATCTGAGCAAGTGCCTCCTGCAGATCCTCCGACCGGATCTTCTCACGCTGGGCAAACCATCCCTCGATGCTAAAGCCTTTTACCTTGCCCTCCTTGACGTACTCCGTCCAGATAGCCTCGTTGTTCACCTTCATCATTACGACCCAAGTGCCAGCAGGATACTCGAGGCCGTAGGTCTTGGACTTATCCATAGATTCATCCTCGATAATCCACGACTCTACAACCGATAAGCCACTCAAGTCCTCCGAGTGTTCCAGCGTAGCGTTGTTCTGGTTGCCCTTGATCATATACAATTCCGCAGCTTTGCGGATGGTATCGATAGAAAAGTAAACGTAGTACTCTTCCCCAGTCTTGTCATCGTATCGGTAGATGGGCTTGTTAGGAACGAGGGCTGCTCCGATAAGGATTCTCTTGTCTTCATCCTGCACCTTGAACTGCACCTGCTTGGATAGAGCGATAAACTGCTCATCGATTGCAGGGTTCTCCACTATGCTGATAGCATCGACTCCCATCAGTTGGTCATCCTCTAAAATTAGCTCGTATATTTTCATCCTCCGATTGTTGCGCTGGAGCGTATTCTGCGTTCCAACTGATTAGCATTTGTAATGTCTTGGTTTATGACGTACGCCCTCATAGGCCGACCCAGCATCCCGGCAAGTTGGTTCTCCGTATTGTTGAAGGATATGTTCGGTGTCATAGGTTGAGCAGAAGCCCCTGCCGTAGGTATCGAAGGGCTGGATGGCTTATTGCCCCCACCTCCCCCGGAAGGTTGGAACTTAGCAGAGGCGATTGTCGCTATCTGTGCTGCTCCCGTGGCCGCAACGATTCCTGCCTTTACAAAGTTAGCCCCCGTGAGCGCATCCTGCGGTACTGCGAACTGCATCATAATAGCAGCAGCGGTACTTGCGATAGCCTCCCCTATCCGGAGGGCTTTTGTGATCTTAAATGTTTTCTCTGCATTCTTTTCGTTATCCTTCCCCAGAGCCTCAGAGAGCTGCGCTAAAGCACCGAAGGCTTGCCCTGCAAGCTGAACAGAAGCAGCAGCGTTAGCAAGTTCATTCGCCCGCTCTTCAGCAGCGTATTTCTTTTTTATTTGTTTTTTCTTTTCCTCGTATACCTGAGTAGTCTCTACCGTGCTCTTGCCAGCCTTAATCGCTAAGTTCGTAAGAGCAAGGTATTGCTGCTCTGCCGCTGCAAGTTCTTGCTGCTCTGCAGTCCCACTCGAACCACGCATCTGAGCCAGCATATCGTTGTATGCCGCTATATTTTGCCCCCTTAATACTTTATCAGTCTCGGCCTTTTTAGCAGTCGCAGCAGCATCCTCAGTAGCCCATTGCTTTCTTGCATCAGCAAGTTTTTGCTCTTCCTCAGTTAATTTTTTTATATTGCTTAAGGCGTCCGCTTCTTGTTGCTTACGCTCAGAGGCTAACGATTTGAGTTCGTTTTGTAGTTTTTTCTGTCTGCGTAGCGACTCAGAACGCATTTCATCAACCTTAGCCTCTGCTTCCGCAAGAGCAAGCAGATCTGCATCGGTAGTTTCTCCGAGTCTTTTTTTCTCCTTTAGGTAATTGACGTATGCTTGTGCATTTGCTTGCTCGGCTTTTGCTACTTTAGTCTCCAGATCATTAACTCTTCGAACCGCTTTCTCACGTTCCTCTATACTCTTAGTTTGATCATCAGCAATTAGTCGGGCTTCTGTGAGTTGAACATTGGCTGCTGCTCGCATCTTGATAAGGTCTCGCTCCCGGTCTTCGATGTTATCGAGCTGCTTGGCTAACGCTGCCCCTGCTTTTGTCTCTCTGGCGATCTCATCGCCCAAGCCCTTAAAGGCATTTGAAACGCCCTCAACTGCGCCTTTGAAATCACCGCTAAAGAACTTTACTACCGACTCGCCCAAGGTCACGAATCTGTCGATTACGACCTTTACCGCAGCACCTAAGCCGCCCATTACCTCAGCTAATTTATCCGCACCTCTGGAGGTCTGCGTGAAGTAAGCGAACAAAGAGCCAAGCACCACCACAAAAGCACCTAAGCCCGTAGATATAAGTGCTCCCTTCACGGTCTTCATCCCCACGACAAAGCTCTTTACCCCACCGACTACTGCCTTAAACCCAGAAGCAGCACCACCCGTGTACTTATCGATTGCTTCCGTGGCATTAGCCATTGTAGCATTTAATCCATCGGTCTGCTTATTGGTGTCGCTCAAAGCCTTGTTAAGCTCCTGCACGTTTAGAATAGCCTCGCCATTCTCAACCTTTAGCTTTATAACTTTCTCGACTGCCATTGCCTCTTGATTTGTTGCTTCGCCTCCGTCCAGCTTTCAACTATCTCCCACTTGCCTTTGGATATCTCTATCTCATTGCAGATGCCGTAGTGATCCCCTTTAAGCTCAGTAATTAAAAAACCTATATTCATAATAGTTGCGTTCTTTCCGCTACCACGCTCCACGTTTCTGCAACCTCCGTACCTCCGTGGTGTTCGAGCTGCAAATATGAAGCAAAGCCGTTAGTAGTTTTGATTATAATACGATACCTATCGCTCGTTACATTATGCAAGCCGTGGATTGTATCGCCTGCTGCTCCCCGTACTATCGTGTAATCCGTCTGATAGGAGTAGGTCTCACAAGTGAAAGTGATTCTCACGATCTGATGATCCCCTACGGCAAGATCAAATAAAGGCGTAGCATAGTTGTGCAATGCCACACACCGGAAGTTTGTGGCCTCCAAGTCCGAAGTCACGGTGTACCAGTACATCGTATTCGTAGGCCGTGAGGTATTGGTGCTGACATTAGCGATTGCTGATTTCTCCAGACCGACAAGCCCTGCGCTCTTAGTCTTCACAAACCTACTCGTACGCCAGTAGCACGTATTGTCGCTCCACTTATACCCGTAGAACTCGCAGCATTGCTGCGTTGCGCTTCCGCTAAAGCTCACGGTTCCGTTGTTATTCAAAGCCGTGATAGTGCTTGCACATATCGAAGAGTTTACAAACGAAGCCCGAAATAACTCAACCCGTGCAGTCATCTTATCCAGATCGTACCCGTTTATCTTATTGATTCTCCAGTACTCCCCATCGTAGTATATCTGATCGTTGAGGTTCAGCAGAAATAACTCCGAAGGCTCTAAAACTATCGATACCTCCAACATCACCGCATCCGTAGCATATAGCTCCAAAAGATAGGTGGCGTAGAAGTCAGTCAGTAGGTTATTCTTTGGAGGCTTGGTACCCTCGACCTGTGGTATTCCGAATGTTGCGGTAAACGTACCTCCGTAGTTCACATTAAATACCGGGTACTCGTCCTGCACTTGAAAAGTTCCATCTGCACTCCGGAGGATGTAGTAGTCCGATGTTCCGTTAAGGCCATTGAAATAAAGCAAGCGAGGTGGGGAGTCGATAGCCTTACCCTCCGCATCAAACATCTGGATTACGTCAAACGTGGTATTTGAATTTATCCGATTTGTGATTGTCGCAGCAAAGGGAGCATCGATTGTAATCTCGCTCTCTGCAAATTGATTCCCCGTGTCATCGACCTCCACGCTTCCGTGAGGGATTCCAAAAGAGGATACGTATGCGTTATCAAGAATAGAGTTACCATTAGCCATCAGCAGCTTTATGGTCTTGCCCTGCAGTTCCGTAGTAGGCTTTATCGTAATGGGTTGGCTTACATCCACGATCTCCTGCCAGTTCTTTACTGCGCCAAGTGCTATCCAAGCATCGTAAGAGTAAATGCTTATCATATCCGGGATGCTCTTGCTCGGTACGAATACGAGGTTAAACATCTTAGCGATTCCAGCGATAAAGTCCTTCTGCTTCATCTTAGGCAGGAACATCGAAGGATCTACATCCATACCAGTAGGGTAATCCGGTGCGCTGATCACGGTCATCTGGCAACTGGCTGCAAGCGTACCCCCAGATTCGATACCCCCTATGCGAAACGATACAAGATTACTTGTGGTCAAGTCACTAAAGAAATGCACAAAGTCCATCGAGAAAGCACCAGCCGTTACGACATCCTTTGTCTGGACTGCGGTGTTACCCAAGTACATCGTAATTTGGTACATATAGTTCCCCGTGGGCGAGGTTATCACGCCCTGCACGTTGAACTTATACTCCCCGATAATAGGCACCGCATACCGATATGTGGCAGGGTTATAGTTATTGCCGTTATCATAGACCTCCGTATTAAATTGGATAATAGTAGGGACGGTGGCCGTGAGTTCCGGGATTGATAGGCTTGCACTTGAATAGACCTGCGCCAGTCTGCTATTAAAAGGTGCCTCTAAAGGCACGATTCCCTCTTTGTTATAGCAAAGTAGCAGCATATCCGTGAACTTAGCATTGGCAAAGATGCCCGTTGCTGCTTCTATCGTGTACCCTGCCTCTGTAAAGATCTGCTCGAATATAATCGTGGCTTTTATCGCAGGAAAAAAGTCCGTCTCAAATAAAGGCGTTAATAGCTGCTGCGGAGAGAATAGCGTGTCGCTCGCAAAGACCCTCGTATCTACCGGAGCATAAACTATATCCCCATCGAATAGATCTCCGTTCCAGCTACCTACGATGTTCTCGTAGTTAAAAGTATGGGCATACGACTCCAGATCAAGTTCACGCAGTTCCTTCTCCCCTACGTTTCGTGCGAACCTTGCGTTCTCACCAGCGACCAGAACTTGGTACTGCTTCGGCATTGTGTTCTCCAGCGATACGTCAAGCAACTGCAAGTAACCGCTTATCATAATTAGATCATCGCTATAAAGCGTTACGTCCTGCTTGGCATACGCATTGAACCCTCCGCTAACGCTTACATCGTAGTAATGCTTAAAGAACTGGTTATTTACATCCGTAGCCGGAACGCTAAAGCTCTTCGATATCGGGCTGAAGATAGCAGCAGGATCTCTGAGGTCAGCAAGATTGTAATCTACGCTGATGCTCTCATCGCTAAATAAATCGAGATACCCCGTGGTGGTTTGCAGCGTTAGAGCCATACCCTGTTTTTAACTTGTGCTGCGTAATCGAAGTTGAAGGTGTACTGCACGAGGTTATCATTGAGGCTTGTCTTGTACTCCTGTGAGGTATTTTTAAGCGTGACGTATCTCTCTTCCTCCACGAAGTAAAGGATATTTGATAGCAGCATCTCTTTTACCATTTGATTGTAGCCATCGTTTAAGAACCCCGTGTTCACGCTAATGCTATCCCTACCGAAATTGTTAAAGGTCTTGGTCGGTGATGCAGTCGCAGGATTGTAGGTAAAGGTACTCGAGCCCAAGGTACCTACGTTAGTCTCAAACTGATCCTTGCTGGTCGATGTAGAGTTAGTGGATCTCTTGAATGCCACGATATAATCCCACGCTGCGTACTTATTCTGGTAGGCGATTGTAATCGGGCTATACGTTACCTCGCAAGTAGGGGTAAAGCGAGTCGTGTATGCAGCATCATCCTCTCCGAGTTCCTGCAATGCAGCCTCAAGACAAGCCAACGCCTCGCATACTCCTCCATCGGTCTCTACCCTTCTGCTATACGCAACGCTCTGGAATACTCCAAGCGATAGGTCATAATATAGAAGGTCTGCGACATCCTGTGGTTTAGGGTCGATTACTGAATCGTTAAGGTTAGCAACTCCAGCAGGAAGGTAAAATAGTTTGTCGGTAGAGTTCACCGAATCCACCGCACCGAAGTCCGCTATGTCAATCATAGCAGATTGTCCATCGCTATAATCTACCCTCATACCATTTACCAGAGCAGGCACTACCCCTATCGTAAGGGCTTGGTCGAGCTGGATATATTGGATGCTGCTACCGCTTGTCATTACTCCCGTGGTAGTCGTAGCGTTTACCCCATCCACGAACTCCGTATAGCCATCGTAGGCATTGATTGTATTGGATGTTGCGGTAACTGCAGCGATGCCTCCTGCGGTCGTGTACTCCCGGAACTTCACCTGCACATTGCATACGCTCTGATCGTTATCCGTAGCCGTTCCTGCAGCGTGGTCGATATTGGTCTGCGATAGGTACGAGCTTACGATATTGCTGATATCAAAGTAGCCGTATAGATTGCTGATGCTTTCCTTCGGCTTGATAAGGCGATAGGCATAAGTCCCCGGAACGGAGCTGCTTGATCCAAACCAGATAAACACATCCGCAACGTACTTAAATCCTGCGTTCCCGGAATTGTTACTGCTCACAGAATAGACCATAGGGCTGCCAGCGAAGGAGCGAGTCGGTGCCTGCTGCGTTATAGTGATTGCCATTACTTATATTTTAGATTCAATTTCTTTATAGTGAACTCGATAAAGTTCTCAACGTCAATACCATACGCTTCGACTATCTCGTTAGGCAGTTTGGCAAAGCCCAAGTTAAAAGGCCTCGTGTAAAAGTCCGAAGGCTCGATGCCCTTCGCTTTGATCTTAATCATTACCAGCCGAGCCGTATCTGCATACGATAGGAACTTGCCCTTGCCATCCTTAAACTGCAAACGCCTGCGAGCAGCCCAAGCATAGATCGGCCCAAAGGGAGGCATCTTGCCCTTTTTTCTCCCCTTATCTACCCATTCGCCATACTCAGCCATAAGGAAGTCGAACTCCAGACTATTTGGCCCCGTGATAATTTCATAGTCAAGGGAGTTGTATAACGTATTCGTTACATTCTTTTTTTTACGGGTGAGATTCTTACGGCTCTCCGCAACCAGATACTTGCCGAACTTATCAAGAGCAAGTCGGGTGTTCTCCGCTTTTTTTAGATCTGGATTCCCGGAAGCCATTAGCAGATAATCGTGGGGTTCGGAGTCTCTATCTGGAGCGTTGCCTTCCATCCGCACACGGTGGACTCGAAGTCCTCATCGAAGG